CAGACAGCACAATTTGATGTCCACAGTCGTGTCCTGACCTTACCACTTTGGGAAAGAGCAAGTGGTACTGTATATGATATGCTTGTAGGACATGAGGTTGGTCATGCCCTTTATACTCCTGACGAGTGGGGTTGGAGAGATAGAATCCCTCAACAGTTTGTGAATGTAGTTGAGGATGCTCGTATTGAGAAATTGATGAAGAGAAAGTATGCAGGTATTGCCAAGACATTTTATAAGGGATATAATGAACTTAATGATAAAGATTTCTTTGAGATAGAAAATGAAGATATTACTACTTTTAATCTTGCTGATAGGGCTAATCTATATTTCAAGATTGGTTCGTGGATTGATTTATCTTTTTCAACTGCTGAAACTGAGATTATCGGTTTAATTGGAAAGTGTGAGACCTTTAAGGATACTTTAAAAGCAGCAGAGGTTCTTTATCAATATTGTAAGAAGCAGCAGGAGCAAAAGAAAGATGACCTTAAGAATCCACCACCTCAGAAGCAACTAGATTTTAATTTGGACTCAGAAGGACAAACAGAAGAAGGAGAACAGTCTGAGGTAGAATCACCACAGACTCCTCAAATGCAAGAGAGTGGAAGTACTGAATCTAATGTTCAAGAAGAACTTGATATTCCAGAACCTGAAGTAAAAACTGCAGAATCTCTTGAGGAAAGACTTCAAGAGTTAGTGAATGATAACGGAGTAGAGAATACTTATGTTGAAATTCCAAAGGTTGATCTAAATACGATTATTGCTAAGAACTCTGAAATTCATGATGTAATTGATGAATCATTTATTCAACAACAAGTTGATTTTAATATTCGTAAAGAGAATAGTGATTCACGATTTGAATTTCCAGAAACTCCTTTTGATGATGTAGATTCCGACTTTACCAAATTTAAAAGAGATGCACAAAAAGAGGTCAATTATCTTGTCAAAGAGTTTGAATGTCGTAAGGCAGCTTCGAGTTATGCTCGTGCTGCTACTAGTCGCACTGGGGTTCTCGATACAACGAAGCTTCATACTTACCGATATAACGAGGATATCTTTAAGAAGATAACTGTATTACCTGATGGTAAGAACCATGGACTAGTATTCATTTTGGACTGGTCTGGTTCTATGCAGTATGTTTTACAAGATACTATTAAGCAACTTTATAATCTAATATGGTTCTGTAGGAAAGTTCAGATTCCATTTGATGTATATGCTTTTACAAATGAATGGTCTCGTGAAGAAAGATATGGTAAAGAACTACCAGAACATTATGAAAAAAGAGAAGGAATTTTTCAGGTTGAGAGTTGTTTCAATTTGATGAATATCCTTACAAGTAAGGTTAATGCAAAGACCTTAGAGAAACAGATGTTAAATATCTATCGTCTTGTTTACTCTTTTGCTAATAGGGTTTGGTATCGTTATCCTGAGAGAATGGTTCTTTCTGGTACTCCTTTAAATGAAGCACTTGTTTCTCTACATCAGATTCTCCCACAGTTCCAGAAGGAGAATAAGGTTGAAAAAGTTCAGTGTATTATCTTAACTGATGGTGAGGCAAGTTATCTTCCTTATCATAAACTAATAGATCGGAGTTGGATGAATAGTGATGAAGAGGCTTTCATAGGATGTCGTAATGTTCATCCTGGTCGTACATTTCTACGTGATCGTAAGGTTGGTAAGACTTATGGATTTAAACATGCTTATCACGAATTCACAGAGGTTTTCTTAAATAACCTTAAGGATAAATTCCCAACAGTAAACTTTATTGGTATTCGTGTTATGCCAAATAGAGAAGCTAATCGTTTCATTAGACTTTATTATCCAAATGGTAATGAGAAATTGATTAACGATTGGAAGAAGAATAAGAGTTTTGCAATTAAGAATTCTGGGTATGATGTTTACTTTGGGATGTCTGCTAATAGTCTTGCAGATGATCCAGAGTTTGAAGTTCAGGAAGATGCAACAAAAGCACAAATCAAAAGAGCCTTTGTTAAGTCACTCAAGGTTAAAAAACTAAATAAAAAGGTACTAGGTGAATTCATCTCTTTAGTCGCATGAAGACATATCAGGAATTTATGCTAGAATGCTCTCAGTTAGATGAGGGAGGTCTAAGCAGAATCGTTAGTAAGGCAAAGAAGAAAGGAATCGCTGTGGTTTCTGGAGCTAGAGGTGACAAGTCTCCAAAGGAGAATAAGGCAGCAAGAAAACAGTTAGCAAAGGACATTCGTGGTAAGGGTCTTCCTGGTCCTACTAAGGCAACTGGAAGATGGGATGAGAAAGATAAGAAGACTGGAGAAAAGAAAAAGGTTACAGAACCTAGTCTCGTTGTCACTTCTGGTAAAAAGAGTAAGAGAAGGTTTAAGAAGGATATTAAAACACTTGGTAAAAAGTATAAGCAGGATGCTGTTCTTATTGGAACTAAACCAGGTAAAAGTGCAACTGTCTCAGCAACAAGAAAAGGTGGACTAGATAAAGACAAGAGAATTAAAGCAGGAAAAATGAGACCAGGTAGATCCTCATCAAAAGGTGATACTACGGTCAAGAAAAAACCCTTTACTTATGAGAAATGATTGAAAAAGACGAATGGTTCCCAGATGTTGGAGAGTATCTACCAGACAATCCCAATCCTTTGGACTCTATGCCTATTGCTAAAAATCCCCCTAGTTGGGAAGATACAGCACCCTCTGAATATGAACCCCCAATGACTGACTCTGATTGGTTTATTAACAAACCCAAAGATAATTATTCTTCACGACATAAATCTACACCTGATAATGAAAAGGCTGCTGAAGAAATTGTGACGATGCATGAGAAGATGTATCGTATGGCCACAAAGAATGGTGGTTCTTGGTTGGGAGGATCTGAGAATCAACAAGGTGGTTCAGAACAAAGATTTACTCCTGAAAATGATCCCTATGGAGGACACTAACGTGACCAAACCTTATGATGATTCTAATTGGAGAACGGAGTTTAAAGATTCTAAACATCTTTCTAAATTTCAATTAGAAATATTGGAAAATGGACCTAGAAGTCTTTCTCAATCATGGATTCTTGGTGCAATGTATGGAGACTGGAAGAAGATGAAGGGTTACAAAGACCCCGAACCACCTGATTGTCAAAGCAGTATGAAGGAATGGGAGGAGAGTATTAAGAAATATCAATAAATGGTCATAAGGGGTTCACTGGAACCCTTTTTGCTTTATAGTAGAGCCATTGAAACGAACACTACATTATGGCATTTGTTGCTCACCCTAACATGACTGAAGAAAAGATTATTGCTGAGTTGAAGAGTCTGTATGGGACTGAATTTACCTATCAAGATGTGAAGGGGTATTGTAAGTCGCATTCGGTTTCTCTATCCACAGTAATGAAAAGAATTGAGAAACATAGAGTTGGTCGTGGTAGGTACAACCTAGAGGTAACTATAAAAGCAGTGGAGAACATTGAGAAGTCATACAATGCACCTGCTGCAGAACCTAAATTAGAACAGAACCTTATTCCAGAAAAAGATGATACCTTCGTCCACTTTGGTCCTTTTAGCGATATTAAGGCCATTCTCAAAGCCAATTTGTTCTACCCTACATTCATTACTGGCCTTTCGGGCAATGGTAAAACGTTTTCTGTTGAACAAGCGTGTGCTCAACTCAAGAGAGAATTAATCCGTGTCAACATCACAATCGAAACCGACGAAGACGACCTTATTGGTGGGTTTCGCCTTATTGACGGTAACACTGTATGGCATAATGGACCAGTTATCGAAGCACTGGAAAGGGGAGCTGTCCTCCTTTTAGATGAGATTGATTTAGCATCTAATAAAATACTTTGCTTACAATCTATCCTAGAAGGTAAAGGTGTATTCCTTAAGAAGATTGGTAAGTGGGTAAAACCTACTGCAGGATTTAATGTAATTGCTACTGCAAATACAAAAGGTAAGGGTTCTGAGGATGGAAGATTTATAGGAACCAATGTTCTTAATGAAGCATTCCTTGAGAGATTCCCTGTAACCTTTGAGCAGGATTATCCTTCTCCTGCTATTGAGACTAAGATTCTTAATCGCATTTCTAATGAGAAGGAGTTTAATAAGAGACTAGTAGACTGGGCAGATATCATCCGTAAGACCTTCTATGATGGAGGGATTGAAGAGATTATCAGTACTCGTAGATTGGTTCACATTGTTCGTGCTTATGCTATCTTTAAGAATAAAGCAAAGGCAATTCAAGTATGTGTAAACAGATTTGATGATGAAACCAAGCAGTCATTTTTAGAACTATATGACAAAGTAGATGCTGACTTTGATTTACCAATTGACAAAGAGGTGGTATAATGGCTTGGTGGTTAGTAGATTCTATAATGAACGGAACTTTAGAAGAGGATTATCCTGTTATAAAGGATGATTGTTATCCAACATTGAGCAGTACTATGAGTCCTGCTCAAGATGATGTTGATGAAGTTTACAAGCATCATTATCCACCTATAAATAACGAGGTTCAACAATCGGATAACATGTCAGCACATTACTTTAAATATCATGAGGATGAAATTCTTAAGGATATCGAATCCTATGTATCGGGTACTTATAGAGGTCACTATACTGGGACTACTCATGAGTATCGTAATGTTCAGACCCTCGATTTAATGGCAGCCAGGGACATTGCTTCTGGATTCTGTCAGGCAAATATTATAAAGTATGGTAGTCGGTATGGTAGTAAGGAAGGAAAGGAGAAGAAAGACTTGCTTAAAGTGATTCATTATGCTATGCTATTATTACATTTTGATGAACATTATGGCAAACCCTCAATGACATCGGGTAATATCGACCATACAATGCCTTAATCATGAAACTACGCGAACGCACTATGAAACTGTCTGACAAGACTTTGACTTTGTTAAAGAATTTTTCATCCATTAATCAATCTATTCTTTTTAAGAAAGGTAGTTCTTTAAAGACTATCTCTGTGATGAAAAACATTCTGGCAGAGGCAACAATTGAAGAAGACCTACCTACAGATTTTGGTATCTATGATCTTAATCAGTTTTTAAATGGTCTTGGTTTGCATCAAAACCCTGAATTAGATTTTGAGAATAGTGGTCATGTACTTATTAGAGAAGGGAAGTCACGTACAAAATATTTCTTTGCAGACCCTCAAGTAATTGTTACTCCACCTGATAAAGAGATTACACTTCCTAGTGAAGATGTTTCTTTTGAGTTGAGTACATCACAGTTAGATAAGTTACTTAAAGCAGCAGCAATATATCAACTTCCTGATTTGGCAGTAGTTGGTGGAGATGGTGTTGTTAAGATTGTTGTTAGAGATAAGAAGAATGATACATCAAACGATTTTTCTATCGTAGTAGGTGAGACCGAATCTGTATTCTCCTTTAACTTTAAGGTTGAGAATATTAAGATTGTTCCAGGAACTTATGATGTTGTTGTCTCACAGAAATTGTTATCACGATTTACTTGTAGGGATTATGATTTGAAGTACTTTATTGCATTAGAACCTGATTCTACGTTTGGGTGATGTATAAGGTAGGTGACACTGAGTTTGATGATTGGACAGCTGCTCAAGATGAAGCTGTTAGATTATTGGAGTCTGGTCAGGAATGGGTTCAGATATTACAACGGACTGATGACAATAATAGTTGGGGACTTTTACAAGAGTTGAATATGGACAATGGTATTATGCCAAGTCCTAATTTCAGCTCTGCTTCTTTAGCACCTTATTATGTTAGGTTGAGAAACTTATGAGTGATTTTATCTGGGTTGAAAAGTATCGACCTAAGACAATTGATGAGTGTATTCTCCCAGAGAGTATTAAGAAAACTTTTAGTGATTTTCTTGATAAAGGTGAGATACCGAATATGTTGCTTTCTGGTCCTCCTGGGGTTGGTAAGACAACCGTTGCAAAAGCACTTTGTAAACAGTTGGGGGTAGATTATTATGTTATCAACGGATCTGACGAAGGACGATTCCTCGATACAGTCAGAAATAACGCAAAGAACTTCGCATCAACAGTATCATTATCAAGCGATGCCAGACATAAGGTCATTATCATTGACGAGGCAGATAATACCACGTCCGATGTCCAACTCTTACTTAGAGCCTCGATTGAAGAGTTTGCAAAAAACTGCAGGTTCATCTTTACCTGTAATTATAAAAATAAAATCATCGAACCGCTTCACTCCAGGTGTGCTGTGGTTGAGTTCAGCATTTCGGGGAATGAAAAACCAAAGATTCAAGCACAATTCTTCAAAAGAATTAACGACATCTTGGACGGAGAACGGGTTGAAGCTGATAAGAAAGTCCTTGCCGAACTTATCAATAAGCACTTCCCAGATTGGCGCAGGATTCTCAATGAGTGTCAAAGATACTCGGTGGGAGGTAAGATAGATAGTGGCATTCTTGTACACTTTAGTGATGTAAAGGTAAATGACCTTGTTAAGAACCTTAAAGAAAAGAACTTTCCTGAAGTACGTAAGTGGGTTGTCAGTAATCTTGATAACGACTCTAGTGTATTGCTGCGTCGCATTTATGATTCTCTTTATACTGCCTTGGTTCCCTCTACCATCCCCGCTGCTGTTCTTATTATTGCTAAGTACCAGTATCAAATTGCGTTCGTCGCAGATCAGGAAATAAATATGTTAGCTTGTTTAACTGAAATTATGGTGGAGTGTGAATTCAAATGACTATCGACAATGATGTAAAGATTACAATCAACCTTTCTGAATTGGTTAATATTAGATGTGACTTCTTAGATTTAGATAAGGATGACCTAGATGATTGTGATAGAGAGAATGTTGTTAATGAACTTAGATGTCGTCTCTCTTGGGACTCTCTTTATTATATGATTGACAATACACTTTTAGAATATATTGGTGAGAGTCAAAATCATTATGGTGAGATTCAACCTGAACCTGGTCGTGAAGCAGAGTTAACTCAGATAGAAAAGAATAAGAAACAGTTTGAGTTGGTTGATTTGGTATCACCATCATGGACTATTAAAGTACCGAGGAGAAAATGAGAAAAGTTTTTAAATGGATTAAGGATCATGTTCCTAGGTGGATTAATCTTGATCATCATAGACCTTGGGAAAAGGAACCGCCAGAGTGGGAAGACACCGCACCTTCTGAATATGAACCATGACCCAAATGGTTACAAATCGAGACCTTTATGAGGAAATTCAAGTGCTAAAGAAAAAACAGAGACATCAAGTTAAATCTAGATGGTATTATATTTTCTGGGGAACTGCTACGATTGCTGTAGTTGCTGGCCAGTTATATGTTGGGACTGGGTATCGTATGATGTCAGGTGCTTTTCATCGGATATTAGATACTATTTCGGTAGAGGTAGAAAATGATCCCATGGTTATAAGATGAAACACCTTGAGTGGCCTACAATCTTTTTCTTCACAGTAGTTCATCTACTATCTTTGTATGCATTGCAGTTTGCTACTTGGGATGCATTCTTTTTAATGATATTTTTAGGATGGGTAACTGGATGTTTGGGATTAACATTAGGGTATCATAGGTTACTATCACATAAAGCATTTGAAGTACCAAAGTGGTTAGAGAGAATCTTTGCTACTTGTGGTGCATTGAGTGCAGAGTATGGACCAATAGAATGGGTTGGAATACATAGACAACATCATAAATGGTCTGATAAGGCACTTGATCCTCATAATATTAATAGAGGATTCTTTTGGGCTCATATGGGATGGATGTTAGTTAGAGTTCCTGGTGAGAAGAGAGTAACAAGATATGCAGGAGATTTAAGAAAAGACCCATATTACAGATGGTTGGATAAGAACTTTTTAGCATTACA